CTGTGATCGAGCCGAATTTGAAAGGGGGGCACGCCCCCCGAAACCTCGCGAGCTTTGGCGAGCTCGCGAGTTGGCCTTCGCAGAAGGCCGTGAGCGGGTCTGATTTCGTTGAGAACTCATTCCCTCAGGGGCCACGCCTCCTTGGTGGAGAACGAAATGCGCTCCCAGGAAGCGACATCGTAATCAGGACCAAGTGGCTCTGCCCCGCTGATGGGGAAGTTCCAACGATCGAAGAACTGTTCCATTTCCATCTGCTCCTCAGCAGTTATGCCGAAGGCACGCGTGAACGATTCTCGAGCTGTGTCATTAATAGGTTGGGGATTGAGGCGTCTTAGCTGCTTCATGTCCATGTGCTTTAACTCATGGACGACCCTGTAATACATTGGGTCGCATTCCTGCAACTCAATAGCATCAAGAGTGTTAGCATTGCGCATCATGGCTTGGGCGAATGACTGCAGAACCGGAACACCGAGGTTGAGAACCATCTCAGCCATACCGATGGTATTCAGCAGTTTACGCCTGGCCTTGTCAGAGTCGACATACTTAACCCCACCCATAGCAGTTGAAAGCACCTTGCGAGGATGCCTTACGAACTTGTATTCTCCTGGGGTGAATTGGATGGGGTGGCTCTGACACCACTCAACACCCTCAATGGTTGTGGAAATGTTCTCGACCTTGATCTCCATACCAAAGTCCAAGAAAGCGGAGTAGGCGTTGGCTTCCACCCACTCAAGCTCCTCCTCTTCAATAATGAGGAGGCAGTCATCACCGTCATCTAACATGTCGTACTTCTTTCCTGACATGAAAGCTGACACCATGAGGGTCATCAAGACACAGTTGCCTAGTGCGGTATTCATATCGCCAGACATACGCTTGCCACGAGTGTGGTAGCGAATGCCTCTGGAGGTCACGCCCTGATTGTTGAGCTGCCATGTCAACAGCTCACGGAACTCGGGATCAGGGCACATGCCCAGATACACGGAGTGCTCAACTTGGAGCAGCTCCCTGGACACATGCTGATCAAAGCGTGAGGCATCAAGTGATACTACGCACGGTGCACTAAAGTTTCTCATCTTCTTGACCAACAGTTTTGCTCTGTCAACCTGTGAGAGACCTTTACCAATGAAGCGACTGGCCGGGAAATATCGACCGTCGCCCCGTACTTGGTAGAGTGGATGTTCGCAAGGCTTGAGGAACCTTGCGACAGCCACGCAGTACTTGGCATCTCGAAACTGGATCGCACGCGGGTCTGGATTGACCTTAGCAGGGGACAGTTTCTCGAACTTCACAAACATCTTCACTCTAGCACTTTTAGGGGTAATCCCGTTGGCTAGTACCCTGTCGGTAGCAGTGACGTAACGGTCACGCTTGCCTCCAGAGTACATATTTGGCATAACATACCAATCGTCAGGGGAAACGCGCGGCAATAAGTGTAGAAGACGCCTTGCCTGTTTGCGAAGAATTTTAATCCCAGCGGGCGTTGGCTGGGGCACTGCACCAAGTACTCTATTCCTCAGTGCAATGACTTGATTGCAACTGCAATCATGGTGCGCGAAAGGGAGGTAGCTACCCTCAAACTCCACACGCGCGATGCGCACCCATCTGCGCGTGTGCTCATCACCCTGTTCTAGTGGTCCGCTATCTATGCCGCAGCCCCCATCCATGGTCTTAACCTCTTTTGGATGAGCGCAGAGCGCGGGCACCGAAAC